GGGAGCCCGAGGCATTCGGTCGTGTCCATGTCGTCCCTCCTAGTCCAGTGTCGCTTGCGCGCGTACGAACCCGCGAGTGCCCAGGGACATGGTGCCCGGCCCAAGCGGATAGGAGATCGTGTCGATCACCTGGATCTCCGACACGTCACGCGACGTGAGGCGCACTGTGTCGCCCGGTTCCATCGTGTAGTCCGGCACCACCTGGGCACTCCACTGGGTCGCCAGGGCCGTCGACGCGTTCAGCTGGCCGCGCGCGTAAATGGTGGCCTCGCCGACCGTCAACGGGGTCTGCACCTTGATGATCTGCGTGACGTTGCCGAAGGGGCCGTCCCAGCGGGTAGGGCTGGTGGGGCTGGAGTCCTGCGCCGTCACCCGGAACGGGGTGCCCCCGTCGAACCGCTCCACCACCACGGTCACGCTGTTCGCCGCGTCGTTGCGGGTGATCGACGGGGAGCCCGACACCAGCAGGCCCCGGGGCCCGTCGGCGAACGTCTGCACCGGGGTGCCCACGTCGTAGGCGTAGGCGCGCACCACGAAGGTGCCGTCCCCGAGCGTGTACCAGCGGCCTCCGATCGTCTCAGCCAGGTCGTCCAGGGCCTTGCCCCGGTCGGTGTCCCAGATCAGCTCGGGCGTGATCGCCTCCGCGTCCACGTCGGACGGCCCCAGGACCGTGCCCGGCAGGACCTCCGCGATCAGCCGCTGGATCTGCGCGAGCACCGTGATCCGGAACTCCGACACCCTGGGCTGGCGGAACTCGTACGCCACGACGTCCGCCGCAAGGTCCTCGACCTGCGCCGTGACAGACCCGTCATCGTTGCGGGTCACCGTGCCCACACGGCCCGTGATGAGCGGGAACAGCTCCTCGGAACCGTCGCCGTACTGGATGCCAGCCCGGATCTGCGCCACCGTCTGGTACGGGGTGAGCACGGACGTGGCAGACGTCGGCCAGAATTCCCCGCCCAGGGTGAAGCTGGCCGTTCGCGTGACCCGGTGCGTCAGGTTCGCCGTGACGGACCCCCCGTACACGGGCACGTCGCGCGCGAGCACGGGCCCGCCCGGACCCGCGTACAGGTCCACGCGGAACGCCCCCTGCTGGCTCGGGGCGTGGATCGCGTCCTTGTAGACGGTGCTGGACGCGAGCATCAGCCGACCGCAGCCCAGATGGCGTTGCCGGTGAGCGTGCGCGACGCCATGGTGATGGACGCGGGCAGCGTCGTCTGCGCTGCGGGCCCCGTGGTCCAGGCTCCGTCGGTCGCGGTCAGGTTGATGTTGACGATGGAGGGCGTGAGCGCGGACCCGCGCGCGAACGCGGGTGTCGTGCCCGCGTTGGACAGGATGGCCACGTAGAACGCGCCCGGGGTGTTGACGACGACCGGCGCCGTGAGCGCCATGTTCTTGCCGCCGATCGTGCCCCAGTTGGCCGTCTGGTCGGCCGTCTGACCGAGCCGGTTGCCGCTCGCGTCGTAGAGCCCCGCGAAGTTCTGACCGGCCACCAGGGCCGCGCCCACGGTGCCGATGCCGACCGCCACGGTGGTGACCGTGACGGGCTGGCGGATCCACACCTTGACCATGTTCACGGTGCCCGAGGTCAGGGCCGTGGCGACCATGTTGGGACCGGGGCTGAAGTTCCAGTTGATCAGGCCCTGGTCGGCAGCCTTCGAGTCCTGGACCCGGTCCAGGTTGGCGAGGGCCGTGTTGAGCGGCGTACCCCATGCCAGGGAGCCGATCGTGATCGCAGGGAAGTACGGGGTGTATGCCATGGTCCTATCCTCCGTCGCCGTAAGGGCCGTCGCCGTACATGCCCTCGCCGTATCCGTCTGTCCCCGGAGGCTGGGTGGCCTCGCCCGACGCGACCTGACCCCAGGTGTATCCGGAGGCGATCAGGTCCGCGTAGGTCGGGAACGTCTCGGCCAGCTCACACCAGTTCGCCTCGGCCGTGCCCTGCTTCGGCCCCAGGGGCGCGTCCACGATCGTGAACGGCGCGACCCACAGCCGGTAGGGGTAACGCTGGTCGCGCACGCCCGAGAGGTACTCCTCCGTGACGTCCCCAGGCTGCACGATGATGTCCGGCAGCCCGTACACGAGCGGGGTCTGGATCTGGATGGGCCCGCCCCACGCGAACAGGGCCTCCACCGCGTCCTTCGCGGCCAGCGTCTTGGACAGGATGCGCAGCTCCCCGTCGAGCCGCTTGCGGCGCCCGTACAGGTCGGCCGGGACCCGCGAGTTGTACACGTCGAACAGGCTGGCGTCCGCCCGGTAGACCTTGTCGCCGAACCCGGCCCACACCAGCTCCGGCGCGTCAGGTCGGCAGATGGTTGCGAGGGCGAGGTGCGGGGTCGCGCAGAACATCAGCTCCAGGTTCGCCCACGGGCGCAAGGGATCCTTGATCAGGACCGTGCCCGTGGACACCTCGACGTAGGGGCCCTGGATGATCGTGAACCCGCCCGGGTCGCCCGTCCAGCGGTACCAGACGTTGGTGTCCAGGGGCGCCGTGGAGTCGTAGAACACTCCGACCTCGGCCAGCAGGTCCGCGCTTCCGATCAGGGTCCACGGGCCCGTGGCCGACAGGCCCCGCTCGATGGTGGCCGTGGTCTGGGTACCGGGTGCTGCGGTGAAGTCGGCGGTCAGGTAGACGATGCCGTCACTCATCGGCGCACTCCTGTAGTCACGAGTCGGTCACGCGCCATGTTGGACCGCGCGATGCGGGCATCGACGTGGCCGTCGAGGCGTTCGTTGCCGATGAACACCTGGACGGTCGGCTGAACCTCGGACGGCTGGGGCAGCCTCAGCGACTGACCGCCGGGCAGCGCGAACGAGGGTGCCAGGGCCGCGATCCCCCGGAGTTCGGACCGCAGGTCCGGCACCCCGGCCTGGACACCGAGACGGAAGCCCTCGATGGTGTTCTCGCCAACCTCCATCATGAGGCGCGACGGGGACTGGATGCCCAGGAAGTCCTTGGCCGCGTTCACGGCGGACTGCGCCATCTCCGCAGCCGCCTGGGCGGCCGACCGGATCTGCCCCTCGATGCCGTTGACGAATCCGGCCACGAAATCGGCGCCCGCCTGGACCAGGACCTGGCTGGTGTCCCCGAGGCTGGCCGCTACGCGCCCGGGAAGGGCGCGCAAGTCGTTGAGGACATCCTCGATGCCCGACCGGAACCGCTCGCCCATGTTGCGGGCCATCTCAAGGAACTTCTGGGCAACGACAGCGGCGAGATCGTTGATGCTGTTCTCGGAGCCCTCGGCGAATCCGGCCACGAACCGGGTCGCGCTCTCGGCCATGTCCCGGACAGCTTCCTTGGCCCTCTTCCACGCCTCACTGAAGCGTCCCTCCAGGAGGAGGGTGAGGATCTCGATGGCCGGGGTCACGAAGTTCACCAGCTGCGAATGCAGGATGGAGAGGGCGCCCTCGACCAGGATCAGGATCAGCCGTCCGAGGGGCTCCAGGATCGGCATGAGCTTTTCGGCGAGCTGGAACTGGAGCTCAATCCACGCGGCGATCAGCGGACCGAGCTTGACCGCCAGGTCTGCGAGGTCCTCGCCCAGGGTGACCAGGAACGGGGAGAGCCGGTCGATGATGTCCACCAGCTTGGGGAATATCTTCTCCGCCATGTCCGCGAACAGGGGCAGGACCTTGGGGAGCACGTCCTCCGAGAGCTTTTGCAGGAACGGCAGGAGGATCACGCCGATCTTCTCTGCCAGTTTCTGCACGAACGGGGTGGCAGCCTCGATGATCCGGCCGAGGGTCTCGAACAGCGGGATCAGCCCGGGCAGAATTGCCACCAGGATATTCGTCGCCAGGGTGATGAAAGGCTCCAGCACCGGGACGAGTTTGCCGAAGGTTTCGGCGAGCTTTTCCAGGACCGGCGCCAGCTTTTCAAGGATCTTGCTCAGGGATCCGCCCAGGAGCTTGATCAAGGTCTCGACCGGCGGACCCAGCTTGGTGAAGATCGGGCCGAGCGCTTCGAGGGCCTGCACAAGGAGCTTCAGCCCCTCATCGACCAGCGTCCCGGCCACCTTCGACAACGCCTTGAGCGCGTCCTGGAAGCCCTTGGACTGGGTCACCTTGAGGAAGGACTGGGACACCTTCTCCATGATGGAGAAGAGGCCCTCACCGTCGGACGACACCGTCTTGAGGATGTTGCCGATGCCGTGGAACACGTTGCCCGCGATGCGCCCGAGCTGAGAGATCGCGCTGACGGCCCTGTCGATGGCCTTTTCCAGGGCCCCCGACTCGAAGGCCTTGGTGAGCTTGTCGCTGATCCTGGTCCCGGCCGCCGCAGCAGCCTTCGTGATCCGGTCGAATGCCGGGGCCGCAGCCGCGCCCAGCTGACCCAGGGCGGTGGTCACCTGTCCCGGGACGTTCCGCAGATTCCCGATGCCCTTGACGGCGCCGTCCAGGGCCCGCCCCAGGATGCCGTCCTGGGCGAGCTTCACGGCCGCGTCGGCCACGCCCAGGGCCATCAGGTTGAGTTCCTTGGACGTGTTCCGCAGGGCCTTGCCCACGACCGGGAGCGCGGTCGATCCCAGGTTCTTCAGGGCGTTGTCGAACCCCGCGAAGAAGTTCTGCTGGACATCCTTCTGGATCGCCGACAGATCCTTGCGCATGGACTGGAGCTGGAGCACGAACGCGCGCGCGTTCGGAGCCAGCTTCTCCATGGCCTTGGCGAGGTCCTCGGGGCTGGTCTCAGGGTCGAAGGCTGCCGAGACAGCGTCCTCCACGCCGACCATGGCCAGCTTGACGGTGTTGGTCGCCAGCTGCACGGCGATCAGGCCGGAGACTGCCACGGCGGAGGCGGGCGCGATCGACTCCACAGCAGTGGCCACACCGGCCAGCAGGGGCACGCTGGAGCCGACCGCCAGGCCGAACGCGCCGATGCCTGCGGTGGCCTTCCCGAGGCTGGGGAGGAGGTTGAGGAACCCGCGCCCGAGACCCGCGAGCGCGCGGGCGCCCCGGCCGTCGCGGTCGACGTCGACTTCCAGGTCGATCTCGGGGGCCGACGCCTCAAGCTCCGCGACCAGGGCCGCGATCTCAGCGTCCAGCTCGGCAATGTCGGCATCGAGTTCCGCGTCCAGCTGGATGTCATTGGCGCGCAGCTCGGCCGCGCGGATGACATCGTCCAGGTCGTCCTGTAGCTCGGTAAGGGCCGCCAGCTGGTCCAGCCGGGCGTTCAGCTCGATGGGGTCGGCCGCCAGCTGGGCATCGGCAACGATCGAATCAAGGTCGCGGATGAGTTCGGCGAGCGAGTCGTCCGCGTCGAGCAGGGCCTGGAGTTCGACGGCATCAGCGTCTGCCTCGGCCGTGCGGACAATCTGTTCCAGGTCCCGTTCGAGCTGTGGGAGCGCATTCGCTGTGGAGATGATCAGATCAACTTCAGCCTCTGACGCCACGCCGTTCCCTCCCTACCTCTTGCCGGTCAGCTGTGCCACAGCGGCCATAGCGGCGGCCGGGTCAAGTCCCCCGCCATCATCCCACTCATCCTCATGATCGGCCGGGGGGATGGACAGGGAGAAATCGAACCGGATCCGACCTTTCTCGTCCTGCCCCTTGACGCACAGCGCGTACACGGCTGCGCACCATTCGCCGACCGACCGCTGCCACGGATCCACGTTGGCCAGCACGAGCCTGCCGAGGACCTCCGGCTGGACAGATGTGGACAGCAGGCGCCCGGCTTCCCACCACCTGCGCCCGGCCGCCTCGCCCAGGATCCGCAGGGACTCCGCACGCAGCTCGGCAACGGCGTGCGGGTGTTCGATCAGCAGGTCCGCGATGCGTTCCCGGTCGTCCGGTCCGGCGAGTACTGCGGCAAGGAAGCTGAGCCGCTCCAGCCCCTTCGCCCAGACGGCTGCTGGCTGGTAGGGGAGGGAGATCCTGGTCCCCGCCACGGTGACGGTTACCGGCTCACGGAGGATCGGCGCGAAGTCACTGGGCATCGTCGGCGGACGGTTCGTCCGCTTTCTGGCGCTCCACCAGTTTCTTGAACAACTTGCCCGAGATGTCCTCGACGGAGACTTCGCCGTTGATCAGCCGGTCCGTGATCGCGTCCCACTGTTCGGCCCCGGCGGACCCAGCCAGCACCTTCATGATCACCTTGAGTGACTTGAGGGGGCTGGCACTCATGTTGATCACCGTGACGACGCGCGTGACGTCGTCCTCTTGAAGTGGCGCGAACCGGTAGGCCGTGCCCTTGATCTGAATCGTGTAGTACTTGTCGTCGCCCATGGTCACGAGTCTACGAGGCGGTGTGGCGGAACGAGTATCCACGCGCGGCCGCGACCTCGCGCAACGCCCGGTCCAGAAACGGATTCGCCCGGGTGCCGGGGTGGTGGACGACCCTGGCGAACACGACCCGGCCGCCGACCCTGAACCGCAGGGCCTGCGCCCGGCGCGGCCGGATGATGTGCGGCCGGGTGCCGTCGTTGACCATGGCCGCGTACTCGACGTCCGACCCCACGGTGTAGACCGACCGGAAGGCGAAGTCCCGGCGCGCCTCAATCCTGATCGACGCGCGCAGCCGTCCCGTATCCACCGGAGCCAAAACTTTCGCCCGGTTCATCACCTGCCGGGCCGCTGTCTCCAGCTCGCTCCGGCGCGCTCCCCGCAGCTGACGGTTCAGCTGCGCCCGGTCCAGCCGGATCCGTGCCACCTGCCACCACCTCCACCAGCCCCAGGGCGATCCACGCGCGCACAAGGTTGCTCAGCCTGACATCCGCCTCATCACCCTTGCGCAGGCCGTTGAACGACGTACGCACCCGCACGCGCGCACCCTCGGACGCGCGTGCGGGAGTCCTCTTCGCAGCCATGGTCGCTCCTAACAGCAGACGGTCATACGGACACTGACCTGCATGGTGCCACCAATACAGTTGCCGTCCACGCCGAAGGGGAGGTACTCGCCGACCGCGACTTCCTCGGCCATGACGTCGTCCAGGTCCCCGAACGCGCAGCAGACGGCTGCCTCCATGGCGCCCTGGTCGGCATCCAGCTGCATGGCCACGGCCGTCCACTGCTCCTCGGTCGGAACCGTGCTGACGTCCGAGGAGGGGGCGCACCGGGCCACGCCCAGTTCCAGGGTGAGGGTGCGCTCCTGCTGGAAGCAGGCCACGTTGTCCAGCTCGCCCAGCGAGCGCACCCCCGAGATAGACTGGATGCGGACCCAGCCGAGGCCGGTGCAGCATTCATCGGTCCCGGTTCCCAGGAGGGGGGTGACCTCGGATCCGGCGCGCAGCATGATCTTGCTGGCCGGGGGCGGGTTCGGGCCCGCGAGGAGAGCCGTCTCCAGGCAGTCCAGGAGCTCTTGCGCGAGCACGATGGCCTGGGTCATGTCATGTACCTCTGCGCCGGAACGTCGGCCGACAGGACGCGCGAGCGCATAGCCTTGCGCGCCGGGTTCACGGCCCTGATCCACAGGTCCACGTTCGCGATGCCCGTGAGGCCCGATTCGAGCAGCGTGTTCGGGTCCATCACCTGCACCTCGATGCCGTTGCGGGTCAGCGACGACAGTTGCTGGGGCAGCGCGCAGTCCTGACCCTGGCAGGCCTTGGCGAACTCCCCGGCCAGCTCCCCGGCCGCCAGCTGGCCCGAACGGGGGACCACGCGCCCGCGCTGATACGTAACCGAGAACGCGCCCGGCTCGTCGATGTCCGCAGCCATGTCCTGGCAGTCCGGCCAGCACTCACCGTCAATGCGGACCAGGACCGGGATGCCGCGCAGCGAGTCGAGCCGGTACGCGGAGGGGTCCAGGACGATGCCGTCGACCCTGACCTCATCGATCACCGAGACCGGGCCCGGGATGGCGATCTCGCAGGGTGCCGAGCAGGAGCAGCCGCCCGTACAGCCGCAGTTGCGCCACACTCCCGCGTCGATCCAGGGGATCATCCACGGGCCCGTTGCCCCGGTGAACCCGCCCGAGTTGACGGGGAACGCCAGGTAGCCGTCCGGCCCCATACAGCGGGGCCCGCACGGCCGCAGCGTCACGGAACAGGCCCCATACTGGCGGCCGGTGAGGGCCCACAGGATCTGTACGGCCCACTCGGAAGCGGCCGTCTGCACGTTCGGCGGAACCGATGCCCAGTCGGCCACGCACAGCGTGTCCACGGTCCAGTTGCACGGCGTACTGCTGTCCTGGGGGTCGACCGACCCCGGGATCACTACGTCGATGACCGGCATGGCACCTCCTTACGGTCGCGAGAACTTAGCCGGGGCCGGGATGAATGTGGCCTGCGCCTGATCCGTCAGGTCGGTTGCCGTCCGGATCACACAGATCCAGCCTACAAGCGCGCTCACGAAGGCTGGGTTCGTGACGAACTCCTCTGTGCTGATGTTCAGTGCGGCGGCCGACAGGCTCGGGTACACGCGCTGCCCGTACTGCGCCACCAGCTGGTCCGGGGCGTTGTCCTGGGCGAACACGAATACGCGCTGCACGGTGGCCACCAGGGGGCCGCCCGGGACCGGGGTGACCGCTCCGCCGACGTCGTAGTTGGCCGGGTCGATGACAGTGACCGGCGCCCCGAACACGGTCGTGGCCGAGGTGGCCACCCGGAACTGCGCCGGGGACTGAGCTGCGATCGGGGCGATATTCGGGTTGCTGGGGACCAGGGTGTGGTTGAAGCCCCGGGAGAACATGGTCCCGGCCGACAGGTCGAAGCTGAGGTTGGGCCCGTTCGGGGAGAAGCGGGCGCCCTCCAGGACGAACGGGCCGAGGGAGTCGGTCAGGTCGGCCAGCTGGTTCGCAGGCTGCGCCATGAGCAGGGGCACGGCCTTGGTGAAAACGACGACCCCGCCGAACACGATGGAGAACCCGAGGGTGATATTCGCCCTGCGCTGCTGGGGGGTGGGGTCGTCGAGGAGCTCTATGAGGTTCCCGGCCGCGTCGACCTGCCACCACGTGAGCGTGCGCGCGAGCGCGGCCGGGGACAGGGGCACGAGCTGCGCGGGCACGTGCACGCGCGTGAGCGTGGGCCGGAAGCTGTCCGTGGCATAGTCCACCACGTAGCCCACAGTCTCCTGCACGCCGATCGACGTCCCGGCCGCCGTGAAGTTGCCGCCGGACATAATGCCCGTCGACAAGGCGACGGAGGCACCGTCCCAGGAGTCCAGGGCGACGGGGTTGCCGACGCTGACCCGGAACGAGCGCGCGTCGATGTAGATCCAGTACTCACCCTCCTCCGCCCAGAAGTCCAGGAACCCGGACCCGTCGGTGTTCAGCGGGTTGGTAAGCGGGATCGTCCCGGCCTGGTCTGCCCACAGCGTGGCCAGCCCGTTGGAACCGAAGGGAAAGACCCGGGCTGACACGTTGGTGGCCAAGGCCCCGTTGGGATACCAGTACAGGTCCCGGTAATGCGCCAGGGCCACGGCCCCTCCTCAGGTGAGCTGGACAGTCAGGCACGGCCCCTGGTCGGTGCCGTCCGGAGTGCCGAAGGTGCCGGGCAGCGCTCCGCCCACCCCGTCGACGTAGTAGGTGTTCGTGTTGGAGGAGATGGTGGCGGCCGCGTCCGAAACGATCGGCTCCCACGACGACCGGGACGACACGCTGAGCGTCAGGCCCGCGCTCTGTCGTCCGATCACCAGATAGTGGAGCACGGGGCGCACGGCCGTGGACAGGCCGCTGATCGTGCGCAGGCCCGTGACCCCGGCCGTGACCGTGCCGTAATCGGCCAGCAGTGTCGTGGGCAGCACCCCGTCCGACTCGTAGATGCCCATGCGCATCAGTCCGCCGACCAGGGCGAGCGTCACGTTGGCCGCGACGGCCGTGACCGTACAGGTGCGCCCGGGCCAGAATGGCAGGGCGTACAGCCTGCCGTCCGGGATGTTGATGGATGCGGCGTTACCGTAGGCGGGCAGGCCGTGCCACCGCGTGGACGCGATGACCGGCAGGTTGCCGATCGGCCCGACTGTGATGGGGATCCCGGCCGCCCCGTCCGACACCTGGACTTGGTCCGTATCGGACCTGTACCACATGTCTCCCGAGGCGACCGAGGCGGGGGTGGCGGTCGCATTGAAAAGCCGCGCCGCCACCTTGAGCAGGACAGACATCAGACGGGGACCGGGATTACGAGGACGCGGTACTGGGACGGGGTGGGGGCGAGGCCGAAGACGAGCTGGACGTCATCCTCGGCAATCCGGTTGATCGTCGGGTGGATGGTGGCGCCGGTCGCGATCTCGTAGACCTGGACCAGGACGTCGAACGTGGAGAGCACGTGGGTGACGGTGAAGGTGGTCGCCACACCGTCACCGATATCTTCCGCATGGCCCTGGGGTGCTGCGCTCCCGAGTTGGCTGACGTTCACCGCGTCGGTCCCGGCTACGCCCGGAGCCAGCTCGGTGATCTTCAGGTTGTTCATGTCGATCTGCTGGACGAACTGCACGCCGCTCATGGTCTACCTCCGCAGCAGGGCGGTGCCCGAAACCGGGCTACCGAATGAGATCACGGTCTGTTCCGTGGTCGGGTGCGTGACGTCAGCCTCGACTGACTGCCCGGCCACCAGAACGCTGACCGATGGTTCGATCCCGAAGTGATGGTTCACTGTCCAGGTGGCGGCTGCCACCGGCTGCGCATGAACAAAGGTCCCCGGCCATGCGTCGTCTGTCTCGGCAGGGTGGACGACGATGTGGACGACTGCGCCCGCCACGTCCACAGCGTATGCCCCGGGGGCCGCGTAGAAGTCGATCAGGCCGTCCACCCCGGTGAGTACCGGGTTGGGGAGCGGGATCGTCCCCGCCTTGTCGGCGAACGTGGGCACGAGAACGTTCCCACCCGAGAGCATCAGCGGGAACAGGGTGTTGGCGGCCGGGTTACCGTCCGGATAGGTCAGGAACTGACGGTAGTGGATGAGCGGCATAATGACCCCCGAGGGGCCGCTCCGGGTGCACAGCGTATGGCGCTGACCGGACCGGCCCCTCCTCGCGTTACGGAATGACGAGCGCGACCGCACCGCAAGCGGGGGTCGGGAGCGGAGCAGCTGTGACCTCGAAGTGCACGAAGTCATCGTCGTCGATCGGCGAGAGCAGCGGCTCCAGCGTGGCCGGGACCGTCGCGTCACGGCGGACCATGTACGGGCCCACGCCCCACTGAGACTCGTTCACGGCGCGCGCGGTGAAGGTGAGGACCAGGGCACCGTTCTGGTGGACCCACTCGCCCCACTGGGCGTCCTTGACCCACGGGTACAGCCAGTATCCGTAGTTCGTGAACCCGCCCGCCGTACAGGCCTGCCCGGTGATCCCGGACCAGATCTCCAGGGCGAAGTTCGCGGTGCCGGTGAGGGCCGCGTTGATACGGAAACCGACCGTGTTCGGTGTCGGGGTCGCGTCGTCGACCACGAGCGGGTCACCCGTGATCAGGTTGATCATCTGGGGGTCGGTGACACAGACGATGATCGACAGGTCGATCCAGCGCAGGGCCGGGTCCGACCGGTCGTCAATGCAGATGTCCCCGTTGGCGTCCGCCTGGGAAATCTCCTCGGCATCCAGGTAGTTCGGGGTTGCCGTGACCGAGACGAACGACTTGCTCACCAGCGTGGACGCGGGGCCCTCCACAGGAGCACCACATTCGTCCAGGAGCGTAAGCCGCATCATCTTGCCACGCGACTGGGTTGCGCACACGGTTGCCATTACTCGTCACCTTCCTTCTTCTTGGCCGGACGCTTCCTGGGCGCGGGCGCGGGGCTGTACAGGTCCGCCAGGTACGGCGGGATGCGGAACTCGGAACCGTTCCCGTCGGTGCGCACGTGCGCGGGCGAGGACGCGAGCGCGAGGAGATCCCGCGCCACCTGCTTCAGCTCGCCGGGGCCCGGGATCACGGTGATCCAGTCGCCTTCCACTACGGCACCGCCGGGGCGGTGGCCACGGCCGGTGCGGCAACCGGGACCTGGACGGCGTAGACCTCGGGGCAGTCCCAGGTCAGGCCGAACACCTCCTCGGCCACCACGTCCCACTGGTTCAGGGACCGGTCCAGCGTCTGACGCGGGTCAGGCTGGGGCAGGATGCCCGAGCGCCACATGTTCACGGCGCCGGTCATGAACGCCCAGACGAACCCGGCCGCCGGGGCTACTCCGGCCGGGCCGGTGATGCCGTACCCGGCGCCGAACGACCACGTCGACCCGATCGGGGTGCGCAGGACACCCGCACCGCCCTGGCGGACGATCAGCTGCGAGTACGCGGCGGCCGCGTAGGCGCGCATGTTGATGTGGATGGTCCCGGTGTAGCCGTAGACCCCGTAGAACGCCTCCTCCAGGGCAGCGATGGCCGCGCCCGCGCCCGGGGCGGACGGGGTGACAATCACGGTGCCAGCGTGGCCGGTGAGGTTCGGGTCGACGGGGACGACGGTGCCACCCCAGAAGCCTTCCTCCACCAGCGTCTGCTGAGAGGTGATCAGCTGGTCCCGGACCGCGTTGCGCATCTCCTCCGCCGTGCGCCCGACCGAGCCGCAGCGCTTGCGCGCGACGGTCCAGAACGGGTCGAACGGCATGAGGTCGGAGCCCTCGACGAACGTCTTCTCGGGGCTGACAAGGCAGGTCTGGTTGTACAGCTGGCCGTCACCGCAGTGATCGGCGAAGAACTGACCGCCCGCCGCGATGAGGCGCGTGTCCATCGTCTGCACGCTCGCCACAGCCGTGAACAGCCCGTAGTGCAGGGGCGTGGTCGGCGGTGTCGGCACGAGCTGACGGTTAGTGATGATCTTTCCCATGGTCCCTCCCTTCTGTCTGAGGGCCCCCGCCCGTCACAGGGACGACGAACGGGCGGGGGCTGTACAGGGGGTGGACTACGGCGCGTCCGTGCAGTCGATCACGTGGGCGCCGGTGGTGCCTCCGATGCAACCGGTCACGGTGTAGAGACGCTGGCCGGGGCACGGGTAGATCGGCGCGAAGCCTTCCTCCGCGAACAGGTCGGTGTACTCGTTGACCGCGAGGCTGGCCGCGTCGTAGACGTTGGTCAGGGTGACGACGTCCTGGCGCGCCACCGCGACCGAACCCGCCGGGTAGGCGAGGAAGGACACCGTGGACGGCAGCGACGTGTTGAACGGGGTCGCCGCGTCACCGCCGGGGAACGCCGCGTTGAGCGCGCCGCCGGTGATGAGACCGTCCTGCCAGCCGCGCACGAACTGGACGCGCACGCCACGGCACGAGAACAGGTTCGCGATGTAGGAGTCCGTGACGCACAGCAGACCGCCGGTGTCGCCGGAACGGCGGGAGAGGTCGGCACGGATCTGGGGGAGGATCCAGTGGGGAAGGACGACCTCGATGGTCGAGTCCCACGAGAGCATGAACCGGTAGAGCAGGTCCTCGCGCGCCTGCTCCACGCCGCTAAGCAGGGCGGACGTGAAGGAGTCGGTGCCGTCCGCATCCACCGCAGCGAGGGTCGTGGCCGCGCCCGCGCGGGCGAGGATGTCCGCGATGATCAGGCGGTTCATCTCCTGCTCGTGCGAGGCGAGCAGGCCCTGACGCCAGGCCGAGACGACCTCGGGGTAACCGGCTGCCTGGAGGAAGCTGACCCGGATGCACAGCGCCATGACGTCGAGGCGCCGGTTCTCGAAGGTGGGGCAGGGGATCTCGGAGCACGTCTTGACGGTGTCGGCGATCACCTGGGTTTCGGTGAGGAAGTTCGAGCCGCCACCGGCCGCCACGGCGTTCGCGTAGATCGTCGGGAAGTCCGGCTCGTCGGTGTAGTTGATACCGCCGCGCGTCACGGTGACCGTGGGCAGGTCGAGGAGACCGACACCCGACACCCAGTTCGTGCAGAGGCTGTAGTCGTTCTGCGAGGGCGCACACCAGCCCGCAGCAGCCGTCAGGGACGACTGGCCGGTGTCGATGGAGTGCTGCCAGGCCTTGGCCAGCGAGCCGCCGTGCAGGCGCTTCTCGTCCCGCGCCCTGCGCAGGATGGCCATCGACTCCTCGGGGTTGTCGGTGTCGATGGTGAACTGGGCGCCACGGTCGCGCTTGTACTGCGCGATGGCCTGGCGGCCGGAGCCTCCACGGTGGCCGAAGCTGCGCGCGTTCTCGATGAGTGCCTTGGAGACCTCGGTGTCGGAGGTGAACTCCTCGCCGACGCCCTTGCCGATGAACCCGCCCGCGTTGGCGCCGACGTGGGCACTGATGCGGGTGACGGATCCGTCGCTCACGTTGCCCGCGACCGGGACGGGCGGCTGTGCGGCCATCTGAGCCACGCTGGGGACCGCGACGGCCTGGGAGACCGGGGCAGCCTCCACGGGCGCCACAGGGGCCGTCTGGGGCTCGGGAAGGACCGGCTGGGGGATCTGGGGCAGGTCACCGAGGCTGGCGAACACGTCGCGCTTGGCCTGGACGGCCTGGGCGCGCTCCACGCGGGCCGCCTGCTCGGCCTGGATGGCCGTGACGCGGTTGGCGCACTCGGTCAGCTCCTCGGCCTCGCCTGCGGCGAACTCGGCCTTGGCGGACAGCTCGCGCCCGCGCTCCCCTGCTCGGGCGAACTCGGCCGCGAGGGCCGCGTCGTCCAGGGTCGTGGGGTCGAAGGCCTGCGGGACCTCGGGGGTGGTGTCGTCTGCCATGACTGCTCCTTCGGATCGGCAGGGACGGATAGGACACGTCGCCTGCGGTCCGGCTCACAGCTCAGCAACCACGGCTGATCACAGAGTACGCCACCGGTCAATGCTCACTCTGCGTAAGCGGGGAAGCGCTCAACAAAGTAAGCTAGACGGGTTAGACAGGTACTTGGGTTAACGGCCTTACGCGAAGAAGCCTTATGGCCGTTAACCGGGATAGCTGTCTAACCCGTCTAGATGTTGACTGACCTGCTATTTCTGCTTCGGTACCGAGCGCACCATCGGAGCGGTGCTCCCCTCCGCGTCACTCATAGCGACCGCCATACGGGCCTCACCCTTGGTCGCGAAGCGTCCTTTGGACCCGTCACGGAAGGTGGCTTCCCACTCCCAATTCGCCTGCTTGGCCCGTGACCCGCAGCTACCGCACGCCATGATCCGTCCCTCCGTTCTGCGCCCACGCCCACTTGGCGCGAGCCGCCTTCATGTGCTCCAGTCGGCGCCAGCCGTCGTGACCCTCGTACTCGCCCTGCGCAGGCACGATCCCCGAGGACGCGATCAGCGTGCGCTGCTGGTCCAGGGAGAACGCCACCCGCGCGCGCGGGACCGGGAAGCCGGGCGCGTTCACGCTGCACACCGCGATCAGCTCCAGCGATCCGCCCACCCGGCGCCAGTCACCCGACACCGGGGACGTGCGGAACACCTGCTTCGCAGCCTCGGTCGCGCCCGGCAGGATCCAGCCCGCCACCCAGATGCCGTACTCGTCCTCACCCGCCACCACGCGCGCCACAGCCGCCCCGGGGTCGTCGTAGTGCTGCGCTGCGGCCTGGAACGCCAGCTGCGGGTCCGCATGCCGGGGACCGGCCACGAGCGTCCCCACGGGCAGCATGTAGCCGTCCTGGGTGGCCTGCTCCGCCACGTGGAAGTAGGCGTAGCCGCTCTGGGACGCGGGCGCCGTCACGCAGCCGGGCAGGCCCACGTGGCACGTTTCCCATCCGGCGATGTGACCGAACACCCGGCCCGAGTCCGACACCGTGACCGGGGTCAGCCGGTCCAGGTCCGGTTGCCGGAACCAGTCGGACGGCGGGAGCTGCGGCGCAGCGCTGGCGTAGAGCCAGTCGGAGGCAGGCTCGGCCACGTCGGCCATCGGCTCCACCGGCATCGGGTCCAGCGTCACCGAGACGTCGGCGAACGCGGGAATGGCCACCAGGGTCGCGCCCGCGATCCGCCACTTGGTGATGACCAGACGCTCCTGATCATCCATCTGGTACTCGATGTCGTCCAGGTCCACGGACGGCCCCAGGAGCCCCGCCTCAAGCTGTTCGATGACCGCGTACGGCGCAGAGTCCAGCATGGTCCCCGTCGCCGTGACCATGCCGTCCCCGATCGACATGGACTCGATGCGCGCGACCACGCGCGAGCCCCCGTGACCATCGTCGGACAGCTCCTGCCACATCAGGGGCAGAGGCAGGTCCCGGGACGACCCGCCGACCGGCGCGATGATGCGCCCGTCGCCCGTCGGCACGCCCAGCCGCGCGAGGACCGCGCTCCAGGTACGGCTCACGGGGTCATCTCCGAGCGCGCCCAGAGGTACAGGAGCAGGTCCTGATCCAGCTGGAGTTCGTTCTGCGTGACCATCGTCAGGATCTCTTCGGGGTCGGTCGGGATCGGGGGCCACCCGTGGATCAGGTGGTACGTCGCAAGGTCCATCACTGACTTCCTCTCGCGTTCTGACGGTCGGTCCAGTCGATCGTCTCACCCAGTACATGGGGCAGCATCGTGCACCGGCAGTTGATCACCTCGTTGCCCGGCGCGCGTGGGTCGCCCGGGAACAGGAGCTGCGCCCCGCCCACCTGGAACGGGGAACGCAGCAGCGTGCGCTGTTGGTCGGCCGCCCGGTGCGTCGGCCGGGTCCTCGCGTCCGCCGTGGAGATCCACACCTTGAACGGGGCCGGGTCCCCGCGCTGCTCGGCCTCCATCTCGGCCGCCCGGAACACCCCGGCGTTCACGGCGCCGATCGTCTCGGTCCTGGCTACCGTCATGGCCCGGTTGCGCCACTGGTCGGTGCCCGACGCGGTAAGGATCACCTGGATCTCGTCCCGCACCCGGTCCAGACTGCGGCCCTCGGTGATGCCCCGCTCGACCTCGGCCACGATCAGCGCGTACACCTCATCCGGCACGTTCTTCATCCGGTTCCCGGCCTGGTTCAGGTACGTGCTGACGAACGGATCGGTGCGCGGCGTTCCGGCCGCCGTGACGCGCCTCCACGCGTCCGTCAGGACGTTGCCGACCTCGGGCACGATCTCGTTGTCGACCTGCGACGTCCAGAAGCCCTGCGAGTCGCTGACGCGCGCGGGATCGACACGCCCCTCGCGCATGACGGCCGGGCGCACCTGATCCAGGAACCGGGTCATACTGCGGTACCAGGCCCGCCCGATGCGCTCCTCGCCCTCGCGGATGAACGACTGCGCGCGCAGCCGCTGAGGCAGGTTCGGGTCGTCGCCCGGGGGCGTGGTCACCGCAGGTACCAGCGCAGTTCGTCCCGGTCGTAGGCCTCGCCCGTGGACAGGAGCTTGGTCACGTACATCTCAAGCGCCACCCGCAGCGCACCGGGCCGCACAGCGAACGAGCGTGCGAGCTCGTCGGCGAACTTGATCTCCACCAGCGAACCGGCGTCCTCAGGCCGGATCCGCCGGTACAGCTCATGCCGGGGCACGTCCTTGAACTGACCACGGTTCTGGTTGGTGAGCAGGCGCCCGCCCGCGCGGTCCAGTGCCTGCATGACGAGAACCTCGGCAGCAGCCGTCAGACCTTCGGGCGTGGGCTCCTCGCCCCGCGTACCGGGCAGTGCGTTGGGCGCAGGCTCGGGCTCCGGAACCTCCAGCTCCCCGCCAGCACCCACCGTTGCGTCGACACCCGCAGCGACCGGGGAGACTTCGATGTCCAGCCCCATGGCCTCGGCCACGTTCGGGTCGGCGAGCAGCGTGGGCGCGCCGAGGACGAGCTTCTCCAGCAGGCGCCGTGTGCGCTCCTCAGGCGCGGGCATGGCGTCCACGGGCACGCCCGATTCGGTCAGCATGTACTCATCCGAGATCAGGATCTTCTCGTACAGCGACTCCAGCGTCTCCCGGTCATCAGGCCGCGCCACGATCGCCGTGGTGTCCCAGCCGAGCTCGGAGCGCTCAGCGTCCTCGGGGCTGAAGCCCATGGCGATCAGTGCGGGCCGGTACCAGAACTCGGTGATCGCGTCGCCGATGGCCTTGAGCAGGGGCTCGATGAAGATCTTGTAGGTGGACTCCTCCACCTGCCACGCCGACCAGTGGTTCGACTCGCCCTGCGTGCCCTCAGCCACATCCTTCGGCATGTCCAGCGTCGAGGCGAGCCGCCGCAGGCCCGCGTCCCGCAGGTCCACCACCGAGGCGTCGAACTGGGTCCCCAGGTCGTAGTGGGCGAACGCGCCGCCGTTGGCGATCAGCTCACCCGGCGCTGTGAACGCGAGCGGGACCTGGCTGCTGGCCTGCCCCGGGTTCTGGAGCCCTGCCTCGGCCGCCGCGATCAGCGCGTCCGTGAACGCCTCGCCCGACGTGTCGAAGTCACCCTTGGGGAAGTCCAGGTCCTCGGCGAGCGCCATCACGCCGTTCATCGCGATACGGGAGTCGAGGCGGGCCGCGATGTTCTGCGACGACTTCTCGATCTCACGGCAGATGGGGATGGCGGGGCGCACGGCCGAGTCTGCCTTGGCCTGGTCGTCCCAGTGCGGACACCACACGCGGATTAGACGGTCCTGGGCGGTCAGGATGACGTGCTCCCCGGTGAAGGGGTCGGTGTACTCCCACGACTCGCCCTTGGCACGGACCTTGGTCCCGGACAGCACCAGCCACTTGTCCGGCTTCCCGGGCTTCCCGGGCCGCACGATCAGCCACGCTTCGCCGACCACCTGCCAGCACAGTGCGATAAGCCGGAGCAGGCCCGCGCGCTGCGACACCCCGCCCAGGGTCTGCGCGGCCACAGCCTGCTCCCTGGGGTCCGAGGACGGGCCGGTCGGTTTCCCGGTCTCGGCGTCGAGTTCGGTCGCGTGGACGTCCGCCTGGGAAACAGCGTTGGCGATCCAGATGAGGGGGCCGCGCAGCTCGCCGATGGCGTCGAAGAAGTAGCCCGCCTCCTTCTGCCACATCTCGGTGGTGGTGTGCTGCCGGGAGCGGTTGACGCGCTGGACCCCGGGCCCGTTCATCGGCATGGCGGCCGCGACGATGGTGCGCCCCGGCGGCTGCTTGCCCGTCGCGATCCTGATCGTGTCCCGGATGCCCATCACTCCCCATCCTCCCGTGCGGCCAGCCATCCGGCCGCGTAGCTGAGCGCGAGTGCGGTGAGCACCCAGGTTCCGGGGGTTCCGCCCCAGACGGTCACGGCCACGACGCCCGCGCCCGCGTACACCGAGGCGCACCAGTCGCACACGATCAGGTAGGCGAGCAGGCCCTCGCTCGACAGGCGTCGCAGCACCCACTGACGGGGTGCCTGCGTGATGCGGTCCGTGGTGACGAGTCGTGTGATGCGGGCTGTTGCCAGGGCTGCGATGAGCAGCGTGATCGCGTCCATATTGCTCCTATGATGCCCGCCGCTGCTGGGCACGGCGCCGTGCAGCGATTGCGGGGTGCTCGCCCCCGCCCAGACCCCTGCGGGCATGGGGGTTGATGACCACGGATTCGGACCGGTCGTGCTTCTTCATGAGGTGGGCGACGGCGTGGACCATGGCGTCGAGCCGGTCGGGGCTGTCGGGGTCCTCTTCGGGGATCCAGGTGGTGAGCTGGTCCTCAAGCTCGGGGAACGAGCCGACGTGGCAGACGCGTGCCTGTTCGTAGCGCATGGCGACAGGCTGGGCGCGCAGACGCTTGCCCTGGGATGCGTTGACGCGGCGCAGGGGCGGGGGGCCGCCACCGGGGTTGCGGTGCTTCCACGCCATGCGCAGCACGGTTTCGATCCAGTCCTTGCCGCCGTTGTCCTCGACGACGACCAGGGACGCGCCCCAGGTCTCGTGGAGTGCCCAGGCGCGCGCGGAGGCGCGCTCGGGGGACAGTTTCTCGGATCCGTCGTGCAGGATGTAGTTCTTGCCGTCGAGCCCACGCCCCGCGACGACGAGTCCGGTCTCGTCACCGACACCGGTTCCGGCGGGGTCCATGCCGATGACGATGTTGATGAGCTCGGGGGCTTCGGTGACGCGTGAGCCGTCGATGTGGCGCCGGGCGACCAGGGCGCCGGGCAGGTCGTCGAGGACCTCCGCGTTGAGTTCCTGACGGCCGAGTGTGGTCCCTTCGTACTTGGAGACCACGGCGCGCTGGAACGTGGCAGCGAGGTTGTGCAGGTTGTCGTAGGTGGTGCCCTTGGTGAGGGCGGTCATGGGGTCCTTGACCAGTTGCTTGATCAGGGGAAGCGGCCGGGGCGTGGTGGTGATACAGATCTGGGGGTGGTCGCCTAGGCGCATGCCGAGCTGCGCCATGTCCCACGCCTCTTGGATGTAGCGCCATGCGGCCATCTCGTCGAACCAGCCGTAGTGGTGCTGGGGGCCACGGAGGCGGTTGGGTTCGTCGGCGGAGTACAGGGTCTGGATGGCGCCGTTGGGGTAGGTGAGCTGGCGCTTGGAGGGGTTGTAGACGGGGCGGAAGGTGGCGGGGGCGCAAGCGAGGATGCCTGACTCGCCCTGTACGAGGATGTCGCGGGTGTCGGCTGCGGTGGGGCCGATGAGCGCTCCGCGTTCCTGGGTGCGGGCCTTTTCCAGGGCCCATTCGGCGCCCAGGCGCGTCTTGCCGAACCCGCGTCCGGCCAGCGCCATCCAGACGTCCCATTCCCAGTCGGGGGCGAGCTGTGCGGCGCGTGCGTGGCGGCCGGGGGCGCCCTTGTGGGGCTTGCCGTCGCAGCCGGGCCGGGCGCAGCGCCATGGGACCTTGCCGCCCTCCGCGTCCTGGACGACCTGCTCCAGGACCTCTTCGAGGCGCGAGAGGGCGGCCGGATCCATGCGCTCCAGTTCGGCCCGGGTCAGGCTCATGCCTCCTCCGGGATCCTGCTCTGGAGCTCCAGTGCGCGCTCGACGAGCGCTTCGATGTTGGCGATCTTCTCGGAGGACTTCTTGGTCTCGCCCATGGCGAGGCTGTTGGCTTCGATCTTGGTCATGGCTATGCAGGCCTGGGTCCACCGGATGGTGGGGTCGTCGCGCCGTGCGATGAAGTCGTCGAGGCGGGAGTCGAGCAGGCCCCGGAGCTTGTCCATGAGGGCGAGGTTCTTGTCCCTGGTCTCGGCCAGCGCGTGGATGAGCCCGTCGGTGTCGGCGGACATGACGTAGCCGTCGTAGGCCACGGAGCGCTCCGGCCAGTCGTACTCGGACGACCAGCGCTTCATGAGCGTCTCTGATTTGGACAACGCTTCGGCAACGGACCGCAAACTACGTGTCTTGCCCTGGTGGAGGTACTCCTTGAACGCGGTGTAGGCAACCGTTGACTCACCGTTGCGTCGTGTCCAGATCTGCTCACTCATCCCGTACGCCCCTTACGTCACCTTTCGGCACAGGAAATAGTCCTGCTTGTCGATCTCTACTATTGCGCCCGTGAAACCGACCGGGCACGCTTCAGCAGGCTCGCCCTTGTCGCCCTGCGGACCAGCGGGCCCCTGAGCCCCCGGCGGGCCTGCCGGACCCTCCACGCCCTGAACTCCGGGCTCTCCACGTTCCCCCTGCGGCCCCGGGGGCCCGGCCACGCCCTGCGGTCCGACAGGGCCCTGGCTGCCATTCGTGCCGTCAAGGCCCGCAGGGCCGGAAGGTCCGACGGGTCCAGGGCTGCCGTCCGTACCGTCTTTGCCATCGCGTCCGTCCCTTCCGTTCGTGCCCGAGTCGCCCTTGGGTCCCGCGACCGGGACGCCCCCGAGGGAGCGGACCTGCTGGGCGAGGGCGACCCGGTCGCGTTCGGCTGTGTCCAGCCGGTCGGCGAGCCGTGACCCGTACGCGATCGCGTACGCCACGCCGACGGACAGTGCCACGAGCACGAGCCACCAGCGGACGGTTTTCACGGCTGCTTCCCTATCAGGACGTACAGGATGATGCCCACGATGACAGGTGCGACCACGCCCGACCAGAGCCACCTGTTCACCGAGGCGAGCCGGGCCCGGTCGGCCGTGACCGCGTTCTCCAGGTCGAGGTGGTCCTTTGCCAGGGCCGCCAGCTTGAGATCCATGATCTCTTTGGTGACGTACAGCGACTGCTCCGCGCGCATGCGCGTGACGTCTGCCTGGAGTGCCCGGATCATCTCGGCCAGCGTGGGCTCATCCATGACGCGTAACCCCGGTGGGGTCAGCTCTGGGGCCACGAGTGCAGGGAGAGCCACGCTTCCTCGACCGTCACGACGGTCGATGCGCGGGACACGATGCGGAACACGAGCCGGTTGGCGACGTGGCCGTGGACGGGGGCGGACTCGGGCGGTACGGGGTGGCCGAGGTCCCAGCCACGGATGGCGTGGCGGATCTCGCTCTCGCCCATGAGGAGACCGTTACCGTCTTCCTCGGCCGCGTAGACCTCGACGAAGTCACCTTCACCGAGACCGGCGAGCCGGAGGTTCAGGATGCCGTCGTAGACGATGTTGGTTCCGACGGTCTTGCCGCCGTCGCCGTGGCCGTTGGCGTCGTCCGGGTACTCGGTCGTCCAGTAGATGGTCTGGGCGACGCCGGGGACCAGGGAGAGGTCCTCGGTGCGGCGGAGCAGGCTGCGGTTGGGCTTGGTCATGGGGGTCCCTGTCGTTGGGGGTACGGGGGCCGTGCCGGGGG